AGAGGATTAAATGCAACAAACATTAAAAAATTTAAAAGAATGGTTTAAGGAAGTGTATCCTGCATCAGATAAAGAGGACACTTCGGAGATAGACTGGGATCAAGATCCGAGGTTCGATGAGCTCGGTAAACAGAAAAGGAGAAATGAATGACCGCAGAGCCCAAGGAGTTGTATAAGATGCACTCCGATGTAGCAAAGTTGTTCACGGAGTGGCAGCTTAAAGATTATGATACGAGATTAGCTATATGGGTAGGTATAACTCGGTTCTCATGCTTCGCTCAACTCGCGCTCGAGGATCACGATATGGAAGAGTTTCTCGCAAGTGCGATAGAAGCGGGACAAATAGAAGGTAAATTAATAAATAAGGATTTTAAATATGTTAACTGAAAAGAAAATTGTTACAGTGTCAGACATAACGTACTCGAACAGTGCGTTTGCTGTTACTCAAAGAGGAGAAGGCGTGTTCATCAACGCTAGGATGGTGGAGAAGCTAGGCATTGAGGAAGGAGACGACCTCGTTGTGAAGGTTCTGTTAAACTACAAAGACAAACGAGAAGATGTTAAGTATCGAGCGATCAAAGGCACGATCATTGAGGAAGCAGACTGGACAGAAGTTCAAGAAGAGTTTCTATAATAAAAAAGCCAGGGTAGTAACAAGGAAATGAACACCTACCCTGGCTTTAACACTCGTATGAAAGAGACTAAACAACGAGTGCGTATCCTAATAATTATTTAAAAGATCCTGTCTACTCCATTGGAGTGGAGTGTGGGGTTTCAAATCCAGACAAGAAGATTGGAGGAGTAACTCAACCTTTCCCATAATAATTATCAGAATTAGAATTTTGTTTCACCAACTCCCTAACCATAAACGAAATCTGTTTTGGTATGGATCGAGCGTTGTCAGCTGCCAATTGTTTTAGATCAGCGTGATCGTCATCATAAATGGCAACAGTACGATATTTTTTTGCAGACATAGCCTACTCCCTGTGTAAATTGTATACATGATCTATAGACTAAGCACTCAATAAGCACAAGCTATAATTTTGCATCATTCGGCTTACCTTTTTTGCCTTTTTTAAGACGTTCTGGTTCGTTGGTGTAGCCTCGGATCTGCGTGACATTGTGCCTTTTCATTTCTTTTAGCAACGCTTCACACGTTTCTTTCGGTAACCCGGTTGAAGCCTCGAGTTCTTTCGATGCTGATTTAAGATTAGTCTTTCCAACTCGGTATTCACAAAAAGCTTCTATCATTGCCATTGTATCTACGTTGTGTTTTTTTTCAGTGTCAGCCATTCTGCCGCTTCCTCTCCTAATACTTGAGCTCCAATTTTTATTTTACCTTGGAGCGATTTCACTATTCGTTCATCTATAGTTCCCTCACATATGATATCAACATATGTTACAGGATGTTCTTGTTTTATCCGATGGCATCGATCCTCGGATTGGGACCTGTTCGTTAGATTAAAATCATTTGCATAATATATGACTAAATGTGCAGAAGTTAAGGTCAATCCTAGCCCAGCAACAGCGGGATTACCTACAAAAAACCGCACTGGATGTTTGGGATTTTGAAAATTAGTGACAATGTCGTTACGTTCATCGTCAGAAGTGTCCCCGAAATATGATACGGCGGAGCCAGGGCCATACTTCTCGTTAAGAGTTCGAGTGATCTCTAAGATATCATGTCTAAACCTAGACCAGATGATTACTTTACCAGAACTCTCCTCAATAATATCAAGCACGGCATTCATTCGAGTAGACGGAAAGGTCAACATCTCCCCATCATCTGTCTTCAAGTGTCCTGACATGACCTGTTGTAGGCGTAACATTTGAGTGATTACAGCGGGAGCCGTGACTAACTCTCCCTCATCGAGTAAGACCATAGCATGGCGGCGAATACTTTCGTACATCTCTAGTTGTTGTTTACTTAATGTAACATACCTGGTCGTATATATTTTCTTTGGTAGATCCAAACAATCTTTTTTCAATACTCGATACGAAAACAAATCTATCTTGGATGTTAACTCATCCAAGTTTCTGTATCCTATGACCTGTTGGAAAGCTTGAGCTCCCATCTTCATTTGTTTTACCACCGCATACCTACCTCTGAATGCATAATAGTTATCATAACCCAAGATCCCAGGTTCGAGGAACTCGGCTTGAGCATAGATATCCAGAGGAGAGTTTGTAATAGGTGATCCAGTTAGTATTCTTTTATACTCGAACTGAGCGGACACCTTATGCAGGGCCTTGGTTCTTTTAGCTTGAGGATTTTTAATTGTTGTGCTCTCATCAACCGCAATCATACCATGTTTACCGTATCTTTTTGCCAACCAATCCCCCGCTTGCTTACCTTTTAGTGACGAAAAAGCCTCAACATTCATAACAAAGATAGTAAGACCACAATAATTTTCTTTGACTGACGCTAACTCTGCTTTTTGTTTCTTATTTGGTGCTGCAACCCATCTAATTACTCGATAATGCACATCTTCTGACATATGGTCTGGTATTTCTCGTTGAATCCAATTACGATACACTCCCTTGGGGGCAATAATCAAAGCGAAGTTTACTTTACCTTCTTGAAACAACATACCTAGATTGTCGATTAGCATTTTCGATTTTCCAGTTCCCATTTCGCACAAGAAAGCAAAGCCTTTTTTGTCTTCCGCTCTTTCCAATGCGGTATACTGATGGTCAAAAGGTTTAGTTTTAAATTTGTAGTTGACAGTCATCTATTCCTCCATTTATAGTTGATTTTACGGAAGACACAATCCCGTGTCAACCAATTTAACCTGAGAAGGAATAAATCTATGGAAATCTTTGAAGATTACTATGATGAAGCTGATGCAGTATCACAAGTCAATACTGAAACAGCAAAAAATTTAAGTGGCTTGGTGCGAAACCTCAGAAAAGTAGAAGATCAGATCGAGGACGCAGAACAACATGTCAAAGAACTGAAGAGGGCAAAGCAAAAGCTTTCAACCGAAACAATACCCGCTCTAATGGATGAGATGGGTCTTGAGCGATTGGATGTGGATGGCATGACAGTTCAAAGAAAGTTGATTGTTCATGCCTCGATACCCAAAGATCGTACTGATGAGGCCCATGCCTGGCTACGAGAGAATAAATATGATGACATTATAAAGAATGATGTCACTTGTTCTTTTGGCAAAGGCGAGGACAACATGGCGGGAGATGTCGTAGGTATGCTCGAGGAGCGAGGATTCTACCCCAAAACCAAAACCCATGTACACTCATCCACTCTAAAGGCCTTTGTTAAAGGTCTTGTCGAGGGAGGAAAGCCTGTCGATCTCGAATTGTTCGGGGCTTATGTTAATAATGCAGCTGAAATACGGAGGAAATAACTATGAATGATATAACAAAAACCAAAGGAACCGCGATGTCTACTGAAGTGATGGACGATATCTTTGAAAGTGCTGGAGAGGGAGCAAGCTTTGACAGTAGTGAGATGCAGATCCCATTTGTCAGGCTTATCCAGGCTCTGTCACCCCAGATCTCAAAAAAGAAACCTGAGTTTATTGAGGGTGCGTCACAAGGAGATGCGTTTAACACCGTTACGAAAGAGTTTTGGGATGGAGAACAAGGTCTTACCGTTGTGCCGTGCTTCCAAACAACAAAGTATCTGGAGTTCGTACCTCGAGAGAGCGGCGGAGGGTTCCAAGGAGAGATCGCACCAGACGATCCTTTAATACAACAGGCCACGCGGACTGGTGCAAAGGAGATCTTACCTAGTGGCAATGAGCTCGTTAAGTCGGATCAGCATTTCTGTTTGATTGTTGGTGAGGATGGGTCTTTCCAACCCGCGATCATTGATATGAAATCTACTCAGCTAAAGGTCAGTCGTAATTGGAAGACTATGATTGCGATGCAAAAAGTAGATCATCCTACTAAAGGTAAGGTCACCCCTGCGGTATTTGCTACTAAGTGGAAACTATCTTCCATCGAGCAAAGCAATGACAAAGGTACGTTTGCCAATTGGCAAGTTGAAAAGATAGGTCTTGTTGATAATCGAGATCTATTGATGGAGGCCAAAGCTTTCCGCTCAAGCGTGGCGGCAGGCGAAGTTAAAGCTGCACCAGAGGAGTCTCCTAGCTCCGCTGTTAACGGAGATGAAATACCGTTTTAAATGTAGCACGGTGGCGGAGAGGGGATGCTCCGCCACTTTTTCTAGGAGATACTAATGTCGAATGCAAAAAGATTATTGGAAGCCTTTGAAGGATCTTCCCTAGCTCACGGTAGAACTACCGTGGGGCGTGTTGGACGCAATGGGAAGACAGACGCTAAGTACACAGTGCTTCGAGAACCTCTTACTGAAACAGTAATGCAACATCATATTGATGGTAAGCAAGGTGTGAACTCAATCCCCATCAATGCAGACAATCAATGTAAGTTTGGTGTTCTTGATATTGACATATATGATTTAGACTTAGGCGAATTAAATAAAAAGATTAAAAAATTAAAGCTTCCCCTTTTCCAATGTCGATCCAAGTCAGGTGGAGCTCACCTGTTTTTATTCTTAAAGGATTGGGAGCCAGCGGCTTTGGTACGAGAGTACCTACTCGAGATGTCTGTTGTGTTAGGATACGCTAGTGATTGCGAGATCTTCCCAAAGCAAGACAAGATTATGGCTGACCGGGGGGATGTTGGTAGTCATATCAACGTACCGTACTTCAATGCAGAACAAACCATGCGTTATTGTTTCGATAGCCAGGGCCAGGCGATGGAGTTGGAGGAGTTTCTAACCGCAGTTGAGAAGGGTCGAGTATCAATATCCGAACTGAATGAGATGGATCTTGGTGGTAAAAGGGAAAGTTTTACGGACGGACCGTATTGTTTAGAAGTAATGACCAGTCTTGGGAAAGTTTCAAAGTACAGAAACATATTTATGTTTGCGGTTGGTGTGTATTGCCGAATGAAGTGGCCTGATGATTGGAAGAAACACCATGAAGAATACAACCGACAGTTTTGTTCACCCGCTCTCCCCTCGAGGGAGGTGGTAGATATCCAGGGATCACTAGAGAAGAAAGAATATTTCTATCAGTGTGACCAATGTCCATTAAAAGATCATTGCGATAAGGATCTATGTAAGACCAGACCCTATGGGGTGGGTAACGATGCCTTGGATCTTCCTACGATGGGAGGTCTAACGATTATAAAATCTCAACCTCGACTTTACTTTATGGATGTTGAAGGCAAACGTGTGGAACTATCCACGGATCAATTAGTTAACCAGGGCCTTTGGGCAAAGGCATGTGTAGAACAGATCAGTTACTTCCCATCTATGATGAAGCCAAGCAAATGGAACTCAACAATAAACCAGATGTTACAAGAGGGAACCTACTTAGAGGTGACCGAAGAGTTTACATATCACGGACAGTTTAAAGATCATCTTAGAAACTATTGTACAAGTCGAGTACGCGCTATGTCCCCTGATGAGATCCAGATGGGCAAGCCCTGGACCGAGGGCGGAGTTACTAAATTCACAATCAATGGTCTAATGGAATATCTAAATAGACAAGATTGGAAACACTGGTCCAAGGCTCAAGTACAAGAGGGTATTAAAGCATTGAACGATGACGGTGATGGTGTGGGACACCAGAACATAATGAGAGGCGGCAAACGAACTTCGATTAGAGTTTGGTTTGTTCCTTCTTTTGAACCAGAAGAACTTGAAACAATCACAAAGGAGAATGATGATGACAAAATCCCCTTCTGAGAAACTGATACCTGTTAGCGAAGTTGCTGACTGGTTAGGTGTATCCAGATCCACTATTTATAAGTGGGTAGAACTAGAAAAATTTCCGCCGCCCTTGATCCTTGGAATCGAGGGAGATGGTAAGAGGAGTGCAAGCAGATGGTATAAGTCTGAAGTCACCGCTTGGTTAGAAGATCGACCGCGTGGTATACAACATGGGCTCTAGTACTCTGATCTTTGGACCTCCTGGTTGCGGCAAGACTTACACTCTTATTGAGAGCGTTAAGGAGGCTCTGGCTGAAGGCACGTCTCCAGATCGTATAGCGTTTGTATCTTTTACAAAGAAGGCGGTGCGTGAAGCTACGGATAGAGCCTGTGCTGCGTTTAACCTGACGGAGAAAGATCTACCTTATTTTAGAACACTACACTCTATGGCCTTTAGAGGGCTTGGATTGCAGTCTTCTGATATGCTTGGTCGAGATGATTGGAGAATCTTAGGGAACCAACTTGGTTTAATCTTTGATGGAGTAAGCGGAGTATCTCCAGACGATGGAATGATTATGCCTTTGCCGATTGGTAAGGGAGACACCTATCTTCAGTTAATGACAAGAGCTCGATACAAAATGATTTCTTTTGAAAAAGAATACAACCAACATGGAGACCGGGATATGTATTTTCCACTCCTAGAAAAGATTGAGAAAATTGTTTCTACTTACAAACAGGAAAACACTAAGTATGACTTCGTTGATTTGATAGAACTATACATACAATCTGTGATGCCTCCCTCGTTAGATCTATTGATTGTTGATGAGGCACAAGATCTGACACCGTTGCAATGGGAAATGGTAAAGACAATAAGCTCGAATGCGAAGAAGGTTTTATATGCGGGAGATGATGACCAGGCGATCCACCGATGGACAGGTGTTGATGTACGGTTATTCCTAGGGTGCAGCGATCAAAAAGAAATACTTACTCAGAGTTATAGATTACCAGTGTCAGTGCATCGTTTGTCTCAGCACTTGGTGCATAGGATAGATGAGAGACAAGAAAAAGAATTTAAACCTACCGAGGATCGAGGGTCTGTAAACTTTCACAGACAGATACGAGAACTTGATTTCTCCACAGGATCATGGACGTTGATGGCTCGAACCAATGCAATGGTACGAGAGTGGGGGGAGTTGCTACAGGCCGAAGGTCTTTTGTATTCTATAAAAGGTAGGAGTAGTATTAGCCAATCCACGGCAGAAGTGATTACTTCGTGGAAAAAATTACAGAGGGGAGAACATTTACCTCTTGCATCTGTTGTTAAACTCTACGAAAATGTCCCCAAGATGGGAGATTTCAAAGTAGTGAAACGAGGTTCGAGCAACCTATTACAGGCCGTTGATCCTGAAAGCCTCCTGTCTTACGAAGATCTTAAAGAAAAATATGGAATGGAAGCACCCAAGGACCGAGATGCGATGGACGTGGCTCGACTAGGCACTCATGATAAGCTTTACTTTGAGGCTATTGAGCGGAGAGGCGAGGACATTCTGGACGAACCTAGGATTAAACTGTCAACCTTTCATGCCATGAAGGGGGGAGAAGATGATAATTGTGTGGTATCTTTATCAAGCACTCGAGCATGTGCTGAGAATAGAAACCAAGACGATGAGCACCGTGCATTTTATGTTGGCGTAACGAGAGCTAAGAAAAATCTGCACATAATTGAGTCCGATAAAAAATACAGGTATATGGTATGAAAGGAAATAAAATGAAATATGCGATATTATATGTAGCGGCAATTGTTGCCGTTAATTATGGGTTTTCTGTTATAAAACCTTGGTTTGTGTTTGGTGCGGCTTTACCGCCAATGACCTTTTTAGTTGGAGCTGTCTTTATTTTAAGGGACTACGCACAAAAAGATTTAGGTCATTATGTTTGGGCTCCAATGGCAGTCGGTATTTTACTTAGTTACCTAATGGCTGATCCATTTATAGCGATTGCTTCAGCATTGGCTTTTATAGTTTCAGAAACAACAGATTGGGCTGTGTACACTAAAACAAAAAGACCTATGAAAGATAGGATACTTTTATCTTCCGCGATATCTGTTCCAATTGATAGCCTTGTCTTTTTGGTTGTTGCAGGATTTTTTGGTTGGACAGCATTTTTTGTAATGGTTGTTTCTAAAATGATTGCGTCAGTTATTGTTTGGTTATCTTTAAAATGATTCATTATCACGGCACTCCCTTAACACCTAACTCTGAATTGTTAAAGATGGCTGGAAAACACTTTTGTGTTAGTTATGCCAATCCAGAAAATGCAGATTGGTGTTTTAAGAATTCTCAATCTGTTATGTGGGATAATGGTGCGTTTACTTCTTACACACAAGGTCAAGAATTTAATTTAAAAGGTTTTATATCTTGGGTTGAGGAGTTTCTTTATCCCCCGCATTGGGGAGTAGTTCCTGATATAATTGGTGGAACAGTGGAGGATCAAAAGAAATTAATGCATGAATGGCCTTACTCTAAAGAACTTTCTGCCCCTGTTTGGCATATGAATTTACCCATTGACTGGCTACTTGAAATTGCAGACAATTATCCACGGTTTTGTTTTGGTTCTTCTGGACAATATTGGCAAGTTGGTTCTGAGGCTTGGTGTAGACGATGCGACGAAGCTTGGAATGAACTAACCAGAAGGAATTATCGACCTTGGGTACATATGATGAGGGGACTTTCTTTATGTGGGGATGTTTGGCCTTTTGCTTCTGCCGATAGTACAAATGTTGCTAGAAACTTTAAGAATATAGGTCATCAAGTTTGTCCAGAGAGAATGGCAAGAAGAATTGATTCTATTCAAAGTTGGAAGAAGTGGTCAATAAAAGAAACACAATTGTCTTTAATATAGGGAATCAATATGAAAAGAGAAGAGTTATTACAAAAAGCAGAATCCTTGGTCAACGGTCCGAGAGCCAAGCATTATGGAGATGCTTACGAAAACCATGAGCGTATCGCCAAGTTATGGTCTGTAGTGTTAGGGGTAGACATAACTGTTGCCCAAGTTTATCTTTGCCTAAACCAATTGAAGGTATCAAGACTTATTGAAACCCCTGATCATGAAGACTCTTGGGTGGACATAGCTGGATATGCAGCTTTAGGTGGAGAGAAATGGAACGAGTAGATCCTATTATATCTTGGTGGAGTGCGGGCGTGACGAGTGCGGTTGCTACTAAACTTGCCATAGATAAGTATGGATCTGATGCCGTCCGACCTATGTACTTTCAAATAGATAGTGCTCATCCTGACAACGACAGATTTAAAAGTCAGTGCGAAGAATGGTACGGTAAAAAAATAGAAGTTCACAGATCTCATAAGCATAATGATCAGTTTGAAGTTATCATCAAAGATAAATATGTTAATGGACCAGGTGGTGCCCGATGTACTTTGGTTCTCAAGAAGAGAGTTCGTCAAAGGATAGAGAAAGAAGTAGATTACTCAGGCCAGATCTTTGGGTTTGAGTATAGCAAAAAAGAAATCAATCGAGCCATTCGATTTAAAGAACAGTATCCTGATGCCAAACCTTTATTCCCTTTGATTGAGAACAAGGTCAATAAGAAGGAGTGTCTTTTTTATTTAGAGCAACAAGGAATTAAACGACCAACGATGTACACTCTTGGATACAACAACAATAATTGTATCGGTTGTGTGAAGGGCGGCATGGGATATTGGAATAAAATACGGACAGACTTTCCAGATCATTTTGAAAAAATGGCACAGGCAGAAAGACAAGTGGGTAATTCATGTATAAGAGGAATCTTTTTGGATGAACTTGACCCAGAGGCAGGAAGAAGACAGAAGATTGTGACCCCAGATTGTGGTAATTTTTGTGACATTGAATTTACAGAGATCATGCATCCTAGAGTTGAGTCGATCTACGAACAACCAGAACAATTATCTTTTATGTTTGAGGAGAAGTGATGCAGAAGAATCTATTCGAGATCAGTAGCAGTAACGATGATGATTACCTAATAAAAAACGAAATGGATCTCATTGAAAAAGACTGGAACATACCACCAGAGTACCCCGACCTAACAGGGTATAAACAAATAGCGATAGACCTCGAGACATGTGATCCTAACATCATGACTTTAGGTCCTGGTTGGTCAAGAAACGATGGGCATATAGCCGGGATTGCGGTAGCAGCAGGGGATTACTACGGATACTTCCCAATCAAGCATGAGAACGGACATAACTTAGACCACAAGATGACCATGAAATGGTTGAAGAAACAGATGGAAACCCCTGACATTGATAAGATCATGCACAATGCCACCTACGACGCAGGATGGCTCCGCTCAGTGGGCATTGATGTCCAGGGTAGGATAATCGATACGATGCTTGCTGCGGCTCTCATAGACGAGAACAGGTTCTCCTACAGCCTAAACAATTTAGGCAGAGATTACCTAGGTGAAACAAAAAGTGAGAGGCTTCTTAGAGCAGCCGCCGCAGAATGGGGGATCGATCCCAAGGCAGACATGCACAAACTACCTCCGAAATATGTGGGAGCCTACGCAGAACAAGACGCAGTGCTCACATTAAAACTCTGGGACAGATTCAAAGCAGAGATATCACAACAGGAACTAAGTCACATTTTTGATTTAGAAACATCTCTTATACCAGTAATGCTTGACATGAGACAGAAAGGCGTTCGCGTAGATCTTAACAAGACAGATAAAATTCGTTCAGAACTCAGGTCCAAGGTGCGAGAACTGAAAGCAGAGATCAAACGTAAGAGCGGCGTGGACATCGAACCTTGGGCAAATGCCTCTGTAGAGAAGGTGTTCCAAAAGCTAGACATCGATTACCCTACTACGGAAGCGGGTAGCCCATCCTTTACAAAACATTTCTTGAATGCTCACCCTAATGATGTAGCTCAGATGATTGTAAAGCTACGAGAGTTTGACAAGGCAGACAGTACATTTATTGATAGTATCATGCGCCATGAACATAAAGGTCGGATACACACAGAGTTCCACCAACTTAGAAAGGACAATGCGGGAACTGTAACGGGAAGATTTTCGTCTAGTAACCCAAACCTCCAACAGTTTCCTGCGAGGGATCCAGATATTAAGAAGGCAATCAGAGGATTGTTTCTACCAGAAGAAGGTGAGAAGTGGGGAAGCTTTGACTACTCGAGCCAAGAACCGAGGCTCCTAGTGCATTTTGCATCGTCACTACCAGATGGAATGAAGCACTCTGTGGTTGATGGGATAGTCGAAGAGTACAACAATGGGGATGTTGACCTACACCAGATGGCGGCAGATCTTGCAGGGATCTCTAGGAAAGAAGCCAAGGTTGTGAACCTAGGTATCATGTATGGAATGGGTGTTGGAAAACTCAGCAATCAATTGGATATTGCCAAGGAGGAGGCCAAGGATATCCTTGAACTCTACAACGATAAGGTGCCTTTCGTAAAACAGTTGGCAAACATGGCAAGTCAAAGAGCCGAGAGCCAAGGTCAGATACGAACGATCCTTGGTCGTAAGTGTCGGTTCCACCTATGGGAACCTCGAACCTTTGGATACAATAAAGCGTTACCACTAGAAGATGCTAAGAAAGAATATGGTGGACTTGGAATGTTGAGAAGAGCGTTCACTTACAAGGCTTTAAATAAACTTATCCAGGGAAGCGCAGCGGATCAAACGAAGAAAGCTATGGTCGATTGTTATGCAGAGAAACTTCTTCCTATGTTAACGGTTCATGATGAGTTGTGCTTCTCAGTAGAAAGTCAAGAACAAGCTAAAAGAATAACTGAAATCATGGAGACAGGGCTACCATTAAACGTACCAACAAAGGTGGACTGTGAACTAGGCGACAATTGGGGGGAGGCAGGATAATGTCTGAAGACGAACTAGATAAATGTGTTGGGTTCAAAGATATGAACACAATGCAAGCAAAAGAATTAATTGTGTTTATACAAGACTCCTTGAATCTTGTAGATAAGTATTGCTCAGAAGAACAGTTCTTAGAACATTTTGATAATGCGAGGGAGTTAGTTCAAATGTTTGGTGGCAGTGGTATTGAGATTAAAACTATGACGAACGATTGAGGATGTCCGCGTTCCGAGGATCACCCAGTAGGCTTGGAGATAAGTTGGTTCTATTTATTGGTTGAGCTACAGGAGTAGAGATGTTCATGTTGTTAAAAGGATTTGTAAGAGGTACAGCACTAGATTTTTTCATGTTGCTAAAAGGATTTGATTCTGGTTCAGGAGTGTAAAACTCTCGAGAAGGAGTAGCGGGAATAAACTCTGGATCTGTTGTTAATTTTTCTTTTCTGAACTGTTGATACAAATTATTTATTTGTTCTCTAGGAAGCTTATCTAAAATTCCAGATCTTCTCATTCTTGTTTTTACACTAGAGCTAACTCTGTAAGGATCAAACTCTCCTCTCATAACTTTATTACTTACTTTGACCCCTTCATTCTTTAAAATTCTTCTCATTTTGCTATCGGACAATCCTAACTTTCTTCCGTCCTCAAACATTTGATACACCTGTTCATCTACGTTTTTTAAACTATTGTTTGCGTCTATGTAACCTTGGAGCAAGGTTTGAGAGTCTATGTTTTTGTCATCAGCAAGAGAAGTAAATTTTCTTTTTGCATCAGTTGCTCTGCCTGATAATTCAAAACCTTTATACTTTAAATTATTTTCAGGTTTAAAAGTTATCGGTCTAAAACCTAATATTCCCATCGCGGTAGCTCTATCCATGCTGTAAACATTTCCTTGTTTATCCATAGAATCAATAATCCCATCTTCGGTTCCAAGAGTTGACCGAATAATTTTTCTAGGAGCTACAACTCCACCTTGAGTTTGAAAAGGTACGACATTTGGTATGCCAGTATTAGCCATGTGAAGTCCACCTTTATAGATTTTTTCCGCTATGCTATCTTCTGGATTAAATATTTTTGCTCCTGTGCTCGATTTTCCGTCACCGAAAGGATTTCCCTCTAGTGTTGCTTTGAAGAACATTGAGGGTTCCATAAATGGTTTCATAGATTCTGTCATGCTTTTAAACATTGCACGACCAATAGCGTTAGACATATCTTTGCCTGTAAGCCTAGAAGTAGTATAGGTGTCTAATGCAGAGTTTGCGACCTTACGAATATCATTGTACGGATTAAACGTACTGAAGTTAACAAATTGTGGATGACCGTCTTTATCTAATCCTATAGGAATTAAATCAGCGGACTTTTCCCAAGGAGCTCCAAAGGATCTTTTGTACGCATCTATTTGATCTTGACCTATTCCTGTTGCAAGCATCCCCGCTTGAACTGCAGCTATAGGAGCTATCGTAGTTGTTGTAATAGCACCAGATAATCTTCTTAATCCTATATTTCGGACACCAGGTATATCCGAAGCTAGTTCTTTCATAGCTTGATCTATGGTGTTAAAACCTGTTCTATAAACTTCATATGGAAAAGTTACAAAGTTACCGATGGGTACTTTTCTAGCTATTCTAACAAAATCAGGAGCTAAATCATAGTTGGGAACAGTGTTCCTTACTATAGAGCCAGCTTGATCTTTAATTAACTCATCAATTTGATTTGCAGAAATTCCAGGTGGCATCTTTTTTCCACCTGTTAAATGTTTATATTGATCTTCAACACTTAAATTTTTTAACGCATCCCTTAATTTATTTTGTTCAAACTTATAGTTGTAAATTTTCCAACCATCATCACTACCTTGATATAATTTATCTGCTAAATTTGTAAATTCTTTAGCTTTCTTTACTGCAAGATTTCTTTCACCTTTGACGTACCCTTTAAATGTTGGAGCTCCATAGCCCCCTAAAAGCTCTTGAATCTCTCTAAGATTTGCAGACGTTCCGATGATACCTCTAGTTTGCATTTCTGCAAGTTCTTTGAGCATCTCATCATCTCCTGCATTTCTCATGTTTTTTAACACAATATCAAAAGACTCTTTAAGGTTTGCTCCTCGACCCACGTTCCCTTGCATCACTGCAAACATAGAAGCACTGGTAAGGTTTCTACCTTGTGTTATTGGAGACAAAACTGTTTTAGAATACTGAGTGATACCCTTTGCTTTCATTGCAGTGTTAATAATCTGTGAACCAAGGTTATCTAGTGTTTGGTCGTTCCCTAACTTATAAACACTTAAATCACTATAAATTTGTTTAGGAACCAAGTACCCACTTAAAGTCCCCCATCCAGAACGGTTCAATTGATCCGTAGTTATTTTTGTTGCCTCTCCAGTAGGAAGAAGTTCTCCTCGTTGAAAACTTTCTCCCCCTCCTTCTCCCAATTGAACGTATCCTCTTCTTTGTAAGTCTGCCTTTGCTGCATCATTTAACGTATTACCATCAATAAAAAGACGACCTATTCCTTTTTCTGTTTTTGCTAATCTAGTTATGTCATCAAAAAAAGTATCCGCTGCTTTAAAACTTGCAAGATCATTAATTGTTTGAAGATAGGCTTGCGTAGGATTATCTATTTCTCCCATTACTTTTCTTAACTCAGGAGCAATATTTTTTCGTTCTAAAAGCATATCTGTGTTTAATCTGATTGAAGCAATTCTACCGCTAGATACATTTCTTGCCCCTAAATTTGAATGCCTATCAATAAAAGCTTTCAGTGCAGCTTCCGCAGCTTCGTCATTAACTTTACCGTTTATAAACCTTATGACTTCCTCACCTTGCATGGTTCCTGCTTTAGGTGTTAAACCTTTTTTAGCATTGATGCTTTTTAAAAATGCTGCATCGTTAAAATCTAAACCAGTTTCTTCCACCATCAAGTCATTTTGTCTTTGAAACGCCTTAGTCAACTCTTCTTCTGCTAGTCGAGCACTTTTAAAAGATTCCTTTGAACTACCTCCTGTTTTAAAAAATTGTTTTGCAACTTTTTTTGATTCTTCAGTTGGAGTGTAGTTTTTATTTCTATGTATCTCATAATCACGTCTAAGATACCCTTTGTTACCAGCTATAGATTCTGCAATCATGTCTTTAAGGTTAACACCATCTAAAGATAAAACTCCTCCACGCAAAAAAGCACTGTTCTCAATAGCATCTTTAGATAAATCTAAAACATGTTTCCTCATACTGTTAAGATTTTTTCTACCAACAGCATCTGGAATCTCACTGTAAATCTCATCTAATTGATTCGGTTCTGCCGTAAGATATTTTTTTATTGAGAGGTTAATTTTTTCTCGGGCTAAGGGTGATGCATTTTGATCTAGTTCTTTAACAACATTATCTATATCTTTTTCTAAAAGCGTCACGTTACGTTCTGCCCTAGTCATATCTACTTTTATACCTTGTTTATTTAAATTTCTTGATTGACCTATTTCAAACGGAAGTCGTCCTCTATATCTAAGACCTCCTAATATTGCGGACAAAGCATTTTGACCTGTGCTTCCTTGTCCTTTTAAAACAGTGTCATCTAATTTAGCTATAGCATCAGAAACTTTGTTCGTTCCTTTTAATACAAACTGAGCTCCTTCTTGAAGGATAGGTTTTGCAATTGCACTTTCAGCAACAGCTTGTTTGGTTGCCTGTACAGGTTTAGATTTAACTGCTTTAATAACACCCATAGCCGCTGGAACAGCAATCGCTCCCTCTACACCTAACGAAAGTCTATCCTTTATATTTTCAAATGCTTTTAATCTACCTGACATTCCAGCTTCTTCTTCAGGTCCAACTTGTCCATCAAAGAAATTTTCTATCACACCTTCTGTGTCATTTGTCGCTACCATAAAGTCTGCTGCTCCTGCCGCCGCAGAAGCTTCTGCTAATTTTCTTAACTTACTTGATTCAGCAACATCTTGCCCCGCTTTTAACGCCTTTATCTTTCTAGCTTTTGCTAAAGAGTTAAGACCTTTTACGGCAAAACCACCTGGGACACCAAACTGAGTTACCACCTCGGCAGCTTTTCCAGCAAAACCTGTAGGATCAATTCCCGCGGCTTCTCTAAAACCCTCAAACGCCTCTGTAACTGCGTCCGCTTTCTCAGTTCCAGCTATAAGGTCAATACCAGTAGCTCCAAGTTCCAAGACACCTTGTGGGATTTTAGTTAAACCAGAAACAATACCCTCGCCTATCTCTTGAATAAAACCTTCACTCTCTTCTGAATCAGGATCAGACTTTTTCATCTTAGAAAAAGGATTATCTGAAGATTCTTTAATCTTCATTTTTAAGAAAGGATTTTCTTCAGCCATTACACAAGCCCTACAATTCCCTCTTTCTCAAGGTATGCTACGACTTGAGCACGGTCTGTATTCTCATCTTTTAATTCTGTTCTTGCTAAAGCAAGTAATCTTTTTTGTTTGTCGTTTAGATCCGCTTCATTCGTATTTGAAACAGTAGGGCCACCTTCTGGTGCGACTGCCCCCGCAAGAGTTGCAGCTTGTCGTTTAAGGTCTTCTACAGCGGCTGGAGTTAATGGAGTTTGTTGTGTCATTGCACCTTGGACCAGTGTTTCCAATATTCTATCATAAGCTCTTTGTCGCGTATACTCAGAAGGTTTCTTAGATGCTTCTACTTCTGCCAACCTCAATCGTGCTTTCGCTCCAGCTTCTAAACCTTTAGCAAGTCGTGCTGAGAACCCACCTCTAGCAGACATAGCAGCACCACCTATAATTGCTTGGATTGATCCTTCAATCTTATCACTTTTAGAAACAGCTTTAGGTATTTTTTTACCGCCTGTAACAGTACCGTATATTTTATTTAGTTCTTCTTTGATATCACCATTTGGATCACCACCCATCCGAGCGATTAATGCTTTAGCACCTTCTTCTGAGTTTCCAGCATTGATTGCAACTTGTGCAGTTTCATTAAATTCTTTGTTTAAATTATCAGCCTTTTCCCCAAACTCACTTTTAGTAAATGGACTAGATAGTTCTGGTGCAAGACCATATGCTGCAAGTATTGATCCTACTTTAACATAATCTTTGTAACCTTCTTTCCCAGCCCCGAATCCCTTTTTGTTATTAGGAATTAAAGCTTTACCTAAATTTTTTCCAGAGAACTGTGCTTTTAAAGATGCAAGATCATCTGAGGCACTTTGAAGAGCCTCATCTACTACAGATCCTGCTCTTCTTGAGACATCCATATTTGGTTTAAGTTTAGATCCTAACGAAGCGAGTTTAGAGCCTACGTTAGCAAGCCCTTTTCCTGCCGATATTACACCTCCAATTGCAAAATCTGTTTGTACATTTGGCATACCAGGCACTGGACCTTGAGCCATGTTCATTCGTTGTTCATTCATGTTCATCGGTTGTGGTCGTGGAACAGGTTGTTTCATAGGTGCAGGACCAAACTGACCAGGTAGTGCTCCTGTGACTATCTCGCCTTGTCCTGTTTGACGTTGCGGCATTGCAACGGCTTGCATTAGTTCAGATGACCCAGCAAGAATGCCTGTGGGTTTTCTGATCCCAGCCATGTTACTTAACATGTCTCTAGCAGAAGTGTTTTTATTTTTTTTAAACAAACCACTATTGTTTATATTTTTATTCAACATGTTATGCTCCGCTTGGATTAATTAAACCAGATAAAATTCCTTGACCTGTAGCCTGTTGTTGTCCTTGTATCCCTTGAGCTCCGAACAATACATTCCCTAAGAATCCGCCTCTAGGTGCAGTGTTCGTAGAGAGAGTGCTTCCTGAAGAAGGTTGTCCTCTTAAAACGTCAGACATGTATTGAAATCTTTGGAACGGTTCATATGCTGATTCTAATTGTGCTTGTCTTTGAACATCAAATTCATTTTGTCGTTGACGTTGTTCTAGTTGTCCAAGATTAAACAATGAATTGACATCTCTTGTCTGAGCCCCTTGTGCTGCTTCTCCAAGAGCCGCTTGTTGAATACCTGTCTTCGTTATGTCTCCACCAAGTGTTCCTATACCTTGACCAAGTTGATTAAATATTTGAGCCGCGTTCTGCCCTCTGTTCATTTGATTTTCAAAAACAGACTGCGCTTGTTGTTGCGCCGCTCCATATCCTTGAGATCTCAACTGTGCCCCTGTTCTAGCCATTTGATCCGCAGTGTTTCTTGTCAACTCTGATTGTTGTAGAGCACCTCTAGACCCACCAAAAGCTCCCGCACCAATAGCAGAATCTCTAACTCTGTTTCGATCCATGTCTGCTTGTCTATTAATATCTGCAAACGTAGTGTCTATAACTTCTTGAGTATAAGGATCCATGTACGCCTTGTACGCATTAGGATCAAACTCTCTTACCGTACCATCTTCGTTAGTTGTTCCAGCAAGAGCCGTAACACCCATCTCTGTAATGTCTCTGCCCCTATCAAAAACACCTAAACCTTTTTCAACATTAGCGGCACCTCTGTCCATCATCGGTTGGTAGGCTCCAACGCCCTCCATCCCTAGTCTAATGGCTTCTTTTTGTGCATCTGTGAATCGAGCTACATCAGGTCGAGCAACTCCACCTATTGTTTTTTGTATTGGTTGACCAGCAAAATCTAATTTTTGAGATCCATCTGGGTTTGTTTCAAATACTGGATTACCTTCGTCATCCGTAACAAGTTGTCCCTCCAATGGATTACGAGAAGCAATGCCCGTTATCTCCCCTGTGTCAGGATCTGTTCCATATATGTTAGCAAGAAGATCTTTTAAAAACTGTTCTTGATACCCAGGAAGAAAAGTCCCACCTTGCTGACTGCCTGTCTCGTCATATTGAACAACCATTATACTACCTCTGCCATTCCCTGTTGCAACTTATATAACTCAGCCGCCCCAGCATTTCTATCGCCATCACCTATTCTTCTAACTGTAGCTTCATTCACTACAAACTCTCCGTCAGAAAGAGCCGCCTCTCGTACTGGTGAACCATCCTGATAAATCATTGCGGGTATAGAATCACTTGTCCCGGTTCCAGGGCCACGGATCATGCCGCCACCTCTATAAGCTTGTACAATACCACCATTGGCTAATCTTCTGTCTGGAGCTCTCCGTCCTACGATAGTCGGATCTTCTCCTGCTAGTAGTTTAGCTCTCATCGCATCTGAACTAGATCTTTCTTGCCCATCTAGTAGTTGCATAGCAAGAGAAGTAATTAAAGGGTTCTTATCTAAAAATCCTGCCGCTCCTGTTATACCTTTTCCGATTGCTTGCATAGGAGTTGATGGACCCGTAGTGTTCATGAATTGAGAAACCTTCGGCATAGACATAGGACTTTTACCTGTAGTTCCCATAAACCCAGTAGTGTTGCCTCCACCTAAACCCAACATGTTAGCCGCACTAGCAAAAGGAGAAGCCGAAAACCCTCCTTGTAACCCTGCTTGAATAATGTTTCCTATTCCACCGCCACTTGCCGCAGCCGCGCTTGCGCCTGAAAAAGCACCCGCTAGGGTACTTAGTCCCGCTATTGCTGATACTATTCCGCCAATACCCATGTGCTTTTGCCTTTCATATTTAACATACCTTACCTGTTTTTTTACGAAACAGCAACTGTTACTGTTCCTATCGCGCCAGTTCCTGTTGATCCAGCACAAGCGGCAACATTAACGAGAGCTATTTTAACAAATCCATCTACTTGATACAATGCCCCTGATTCTAATCCAACATCGTTATCGGCCTGTAATTGAGTGAGTGTGGCTCTTGTACCTCGTAAGGGCCCAGGGTTTTGAAGTACAGCAAGAGTCGCCTCTAATGCTCTTACTAAATCACTCATGTATCTACTGTCAACTTCTCTTGCTGGAGTGGGAAGTCTTGGAAAAGGAGTTACAGTATTAGACATTACCGCCTACCATCCTGACGTAACTCAATCCTTGGAGTTCCAAGTCGCCAATTCACACCCGCTGCATTTGAAGATATCTTAAAAGCAAACGCCCTACCCCTCAATCGTATGTCTGCTTTCGTTGTAAATTGTTCAAAAGGAACGGTGGTTGAAGTTGCCGTCCAATCAATATCACTTGTATCCGTTTGCAAATACGCACCTCCTGGGAAGTTTTGCATTCCAAAAGTCATATCTACACTTGGAGCTCCAGCCGTTGATCCTTGGAAACTAAGATCTGGAATAAGTTTGCTAATGAACATAAACCTGTCCCCATCTCCTATATCTACAGGACTAGCCTCAATAGATGCAGTCATTGCGGAACCATCATCATCATATCCAATCTCATGGTTGTAAAGATATCCGCCTTGTGCTGCTATCGGGTATTGGTTAACACCTCGATCCATAAACGCTGTTCTAGCTAAAGAACCATAGTACCAAACACCTTCTCCGTAATTAAATGTAACGTACCTATCGTTCTGTCCGTCCCCACCATTAGCAAGAGAGTTTGAATTAGACACATAGAACCAGGTTAGTTCTGTAAACTCAGCGTTATGAGCCGCGTATGTTTTATCTTTTTGACCATAATCAAAATCAGCAAACACTTTATCTTTTACGGTGCAAGCTAACTGAGTCGTCTGCCCCTGGTAACTGTAGAAGGAATCTTGTCCCATCCAAAAGACAGCATCCTCAATAGCAACCGCAGCATTAGGACCCATGATTGTTATGCCCGTAGACAAAGGTTGAATACCAAAAGTAAACGGAGCACCTAGATACTGCATGGAATGTAAAGTACTATCAGTAAAAACTACGATCTCACGTTTTGTTTCAAGGGCTGTAACAAAAGTAGAACCCGTACCAATCCGTAAATCACCCGCTGAGTTCGTAGCTAGAGGAGTCCAATCGGTTAAGGACTCCGAACTAGAGAAACGTATAAGCAACGGATCCTGTGTCGAAGTACCAATTGTATTTGTTCCAAACGCAATCACATGCCGAGAGTTATCCGAAACCATTACTTGTTTTGCGACAGTGGGTATATCGCTACCAGTAAGAGAACTAATATCCACGGCTCGAGCAGCAAGTCCTCCACTTTCATCCCAATAGTAGATAGCTCCATCTTTTAAATTAAGTAGAAGGTCTTCTCCAAAGTTGTCTTGATTCCATAAGGACAGTTGTCCTTCAACCCCTGCACCAAAGCTAGATCCCCATGTGCCTCTACTCCAAGTTCCTGATCCCCAACCTGTTCCACCAACTTGTGTGTCTATTCCACAATCAATTTGGTATTTAGCAACCGTACTACCACCGCCATTACCAGAGTCACTGGAGTTTCCCGTAGCTGATATATTTATAGTATAAGTGTTGGTAGTTGGAACAGTTTGTATTTCAAACTCTTGATTAAGAATTGCGGCTGTAACATTTCCCCCTAGAGAGGCCGCGCTACTAAACGTAACAAAATCCCCTGCATTAGCACCATGCGAACTGTCCGTTACAGTTGCTGTAGTAAAGCCGTCACCAACAGAAAAAGTAGCTGATCCGCTAGTGGTTTTTCTAATAGGAGTAATATCATTGAAATCTGTTCCCCTTAGAATATAAAACTTTTTATTCGTCCCTACTCCAATATATTGGTTGCCGTCTAGTGCCGTCCATGCAAACAAACTTCTAGCAGAACCAACATAAGTGTTTGATGTATACTTTTCCCAGCCACCTATTTTCTCAGGAAGACCTAGTCTAAAACGAATTTTATCACAATCGACCCAACCACCTTCATTGGAAAACGAAGTAACATCTCTGTTGATGCCTGGTTTATATTGTAGTTTTGTTAAGGGCATTGATTATCTCCGTCAAATTATCCTCGTAGGATGATAACATTTTTTACAACAAAGTTAACCCCTTATCAAAACCTACACTTACTTTTATGAACTAGGGTGTTTAGCTTTAATTTTTGCTACTTCCTCCTGCCAAGCCGCCAAGCCCTTTTCAGTGATATACTCAATTTGACTTGTTAATGATCCATAAGCCTCTATTCTAGCTCTTAGCCAAGCTGGATTAGTGTCCTCTTCCACTCCGTCACTAAAAGATATTTGATCTACTGATCCAGTTTGACCAGCCGCTATCCATGAAGGGTTTGATACAGCAGCTTTTGGAGCATACCCTTGAACCCTTTCTTCAAAAGTTTCCTTCGTGTCACTTGTTTTTACTGGAACATTAGCCCAAGAATCGTCAGCAAAGGTTACGACTGCATTGCCGTCTGTCAATTCTTTTATTGTGTAATCCATCTTTATCGTTCCTTTTTACACATCATAAGACATAGGGATATGCAGGGTTTTCTGGTACTAAACTGTTCAAGTTATCGTCCGACCAATCAAAACCTTCTGAGTTCCATGATGTATAAACTTTGGCTAAATAAATGGAATAACCTTCGTCATCCAACAGGCAATAAGCTTTCACCTTATTGCCATCGTCAACAAAAATCCATCGCCCTATTCCCTTATGTGTGTTGTTCGGAGTATCAACACCCCGATCTACTAACAAAGAAATTGCATTCGTTGTCGGATGTTTAAGATATACTTTATCACCTTCTTTTTTAATTGTAATATCCATATCGTTCCTCCTACCAATTACCCACAGGACAACGTGCCGATTTTAAATGAACTTTTAATTTCATTATGCACATACACTTTTTACATTGTGAGATGCTTGATCTAAACCAATCACATTCTTTACATATATCATATCGCTCTGACGCTGACATTAAGTGTATGCTCCATTAATTGTTCCAGAGTTTGTACCAATTATTGTGTAAGCCGATACGCCTGAGAAAGTTACAGCTCGACCTGCG